ATCGCGCTCGACGTGACGCTCGAGAACATCGCGGCCGACATGGTCCTCGCGTACAACAAGCGGGTGACCACGATGATCGCGGCGCTCTCGTCCGGCTTCTCCGCGTCCGTTGGGAGCACCACCGTCGATCTTACCGTCGCGAACTTCTACGCCGCGATCTTCGGCCTCCAGCTCAACTCGGCTGACGGCATGTTCACCGCGATCCTGCACCCCCAGCAGATCAACGACCTGATCTCCTCGCTCCGCTCCGAGACTGGCCCCGGCCAGTACCTCGCGACGACCCAGGACCAGGTGCAGGCCAAGGGCCCCGGCTTCCGCGGGAACCTGTTCGGCGTCGACATCTTCGCCTCGGCCAACGTCCCCACGGCCACCGCGGGCGCCGACTACCTCGGCATGATGATCGCCCCCGGTGCCATCGGTGTGGCGACCGCGACCGCCGCCCCCATGGTCGGCGCTGCCACCCTGCCCTCGCAGTCGCCCATCGTGGTCGAGCTCGAGCGGGACGCGTCCTCGGGCTCCACCATCGTGGTGGGCTCCGCGTTCGTGGGCGTTGCCGAGCTGGACGACCTCCGCGGCATCGGCATCCTCTCCGACCTGTGAGACACCGCGCCCGCGCTCGTAGGGTTATCCTGTGAGCGCGGGCGCTTTCGCGTCCGAAGGAGCATCCATGGCGGCGACATTTGGGACGATGGGCGGCGGGCAGTTCGAGGGGCGCGCGGCGTCGCGTCCGCAGGTCATGCGCGAGCTGGTGCGGCTCGATCCGTCCACCTCGTTTTGGTTCATGCACCATCCCGCCCGGTGGATGCTCGTAGATGGCGAGTGGCTTCCGTGGCTGTCCAAGCTGTCGGCCGATCCCGGCGTGAGCAACGTTGACCAGGGCGGCGACACCGCCGCCGCCGAGGTCGCCAAGCGCCGCCGCGGCTGGACCATCATTCCCTGGGACGCCGAGCCGGGCGGCTACGTCGTCGCCTACGACGGCGTCGCGGGCACCGTCCACCTCTCCAAGTGGGAGACGCCCAAGCTCGTGGCCGGTCAAACCCGCATCCAGGGCGACCCCGATGGGTACTGGGCGTTCTGCAAGCGCCTCGTGGTCGACGGCTACATCGACCTCCCCGATCCGGACTTCATCACGATCCAGATCGAGCGCCAGGAGAAGGTCGTCAACGAGTGGCGCGAGAAGGCCCCGTCCTCGCCTTTCCACCGCGAGGCCCTTCCCAACGAGGAGGCCCTCCTCGAGCGGATGCGCGCTGCCATGGAGCGCCTCTTTGCCCCCGCCGTCACCGACGACGAGGCGCCCGCCGCGCCCGCCACCAAGCCCCGCCGGGGCCGCGCGTGAGCGAGCGCGCCGGCTACCGCGAGGCCATGGAGCGCATGACGCAGCGCCTCCGCGAGTCGGGCATGGCGAGCGACAAGGCGCGCAAGGTCGCCGAGGACACGGCGCGACGTGCCGATCAGAAGCAAACCGACAAGGGCCGATAGGGAGCATCGATGTCGCTCGCCGAGACCGTCTACACCGCCCGCTTCCGCTCGACGGAGACGATCGAGCGCGGGCGCACGCAGGTCATCTCGTGCCCAACATCCCGTATCGGCGCCACGGCCACGCCGACGAGCGGCACCGTGACCATCTACCGGCCTGACGGCACGGTGCTCGTGACCGCCTCGGTGACGGTGGCAAGCATCGCCACCTACTCCCTGACGGGCGCGACGACGACGGCCGAGGCGCTCGGCGAGGGGTGGCTGATCGAGTGGGCGTTGCTCATGCCGGATTCGGTTACCCACACGTTCCGGCAAGACGCCGCGCTGTGTCGCCGGGCGCTCTACCCCGTCGTCTCGCAGGACGACCTCACCCAGCGCCACAGCGACCTCCCGTCTCTCCTCGGGGCCGCGGCGAGCTACCAGCCGTACATTGACGAGGCGTTCTTCACGATCTGCAACCGCCTCATTGGCGCGGGCCGGCGGCCGTACCTAGTGATCCAGCCGAGCGCGCTCCGCGAGTGCCACCTCATGCTTGCGCTGCATCTCGTCTTCATCGACTACAGCACGTCGGCCGGCGACGGCGGGCGGTGGCAAGCTCTCGCGGCGCACTACCTGTCCGCCTACGAGCAGTCCTACGGCGGGCTCAAGTTCAGCTACGACGAGGCCGACGACAACCGCGTGGACCCGACGAAGAAGAAGTCGGCAAGCTCGCAGATCTGGACCAACGGCCGCGGGCTCTCGCACGCATCGTGGACGCGACATGGCGGCTAAGACCGTGCGCCAGCTCCGCGAGGACGTCACAACGCGGATGCTCACGCTGACGGGCTGGCGCGAGTCCCGCGTGCTCCCGGAGTCGTTCGGGCGTGACGCAGACAGCATCGCCCACAAGGCGTTTGTGGTGCATCCCGTCGCGACGAAGGACCTTCGCCAGTACCGGGGCAAGCCGGCCGAGGGCACGCTCGTTGAGACGGACCTCGAGGTGCGCTTCTCGTGGCGCATGGCGCCCAAGGACATGAGCAACAGCTACGACGACTCGCTCGACGGCGCGCAGGCCGTGGTCAACCTGCTCATGGCCTACGACGCCACTTGGCCGAGCTCCTACAAGGTCCAAGTCATTGAGACGTCGCAAGCCGCCACCGATACCGGCGAGTGGGTTATCGGGGTGGTAACCTTCCGCATCGTCCACACTCTCCCGCTCCAATAGGTGAAGCATGGCCCAAAGCACGGTTATCAAGAACTTCCGCGACGGTACGCTCACCTTCACCGACAACACCGGCACGCCGCTTAGCCTGCCGATTGTCTACGAGGCGGGCGACTTCTCCATCGACAACCTCAACGAAGGCCTCGTTGAGACGACGGCCTACCTGGATCGCGGCGAGTTTGCGACCCTCCGCAAGACCAACCGCGTCTTTCCGTCGTTCAGCTTCACGGCGCACATGACGGACCTGTCCGACGCCACCGACAAGCTGCTCTACGACCTCGTTCGCAAGACGGGCGCGTGGGCTGCGGCTGTGTCGACGCTCGGCACCGCCGCCGACGCCATGACCTACAAGCTGACGTGGACGTGCGAGGGCACCAACTTCGGCGACACCGCTGACCACGTCCTCATCCTCAACGACTGCCGCGTCACAATGTCGATCTCCGAGGGCGATCCCAACTCCTTCTCGGTGTCGGGCATCGTCTACGGCGCCATCACGGCGACCTGATGGAGTCGCGCACGGTCAAGCTCGGGGCGCACTCCGTGCCGCTCCGCGCCCCGCCCTCGTTCGCGCTGGGGCGCGTGGTGTCCATGGCGCTCTCGCAGTCGCCGCTCTTGGGCCTCGGCGCGGCCCTCGGCGTGTGTTGGGGGGGGAAGCCGCTCAAGGCCTCGCTCAAGGCGCACCAACACGACGCGTGCGCCTACGGGGCCGCTGTGGTGGACGAGCTTCACGCGCTCGGCATCCCCGAGGGCGAGATCTGGGCGGCGGCGGGAGTGGCTGTCGAGCTGCTCACGTCCTCGACGCCGACGGAGGCGGGCGTCGCTGCCGCCGCGGATTTTACCGCGGCCCCGGCGGCGGGCTCGACGCCGTAGCCATGGAGATCGGGCTCGCCTACTGCGGTGAGCCTGACGCCTTCTACGGGTGGGACGTGGAGACGCAGGAGCGCGTCCTCGGGTGGTGGCGCGCAAAGCACACGCCAGCGCCCGCGCCCGCGTCCAAGCGGGGCAAGAGCGCAGCCGAGGGCGACGCCGCGGCGTTGTCGTTCTGGGGGCTCGGATGAGCGTCACCGCGACGCTCGACACGCGCAAGCTCGAGCGCGTGATGGACGATCTCCTCGCCCTCGCTGTTGCCGAGGTGGGCCGCGCGCTGGTTGACATCGCCGACGACGCCGAGCACAACGCCGAGGGCAAGTGGTACACCCAGGTCCGCAAGCGCACAGGCAAGACGGGGCAACTCAAGACGGAGCTACGTCGTGGCACGGGCGACAAGCTTGAGGCTGTCGTGAGCTCCGCAACCGACACCGACAAGCGAACGTACCTGGTTCACCGGCCCGGCCCGCTGTCGATGCGGAAAAAGAAGGTGCTGTCGTCGGAGTACGCCGAGATCATGTCGTACTTCCGCAAGAATGGGCGCCTCCCCGAGGGCATCGTTGCGCGCCGGGTGGACGACACCGGCCAACCGATCCAGCTGTCGCGCGAGGTCCGCAACCCGCTCGCGTCGGACGGAAAAAACCTGTGGAACGAGCTCGCCCGCAAGGAAGGAACCAAGATCATCCTCGCGCGCGCCGACGACCTCGACGCCGCGCTGCAACGGGCCGCCGATAGACTGCGACAAGGATAGGAGGGAGCATGGCAACCGTCGATCTTACCGTAGCCGCAGACCTCTCCGCGCTCCGTCGGCAGCTTGCCGAGATCCCCGGCATCGGTGCCGACGCAGCCACCAAGATGGCCGCCGAGCTCAACAAGAGCATTAAGGCCTCGGAGCGCGCCAGCGTGGCAGCGTCCAAGGCGTCGAAGGCCGCTGCGGACAGCGCCAAGGCCTCGGGGCGCGCTGCATCCGATGCGCTCGACATCGCCTCGGCTTCGGCTACCCGGTTCGGCGACAAGGCCGGCGCCGTCGGCAGCAACGCCGGCAAGCTGGCCGGCATCCTCGACATGCTCGTACCCGGCCTCGGTGGCGTGGCGCGCGGCGTGGCCGATGTCGCCGACACCGCCGAGGTCGCCTCCGTCGCCACCAAGGGCCTCGGGGTGTCGATGTCTTCGACGCTCGCCGTCATGGGCCCCGTGGCGGTGGCTGTCATCGCGGCTGGCGCTGCCTATGCCTACTTCTCCACACAGGTCGACGCAGCCGAACAGAAGCAGGCGGCAGCGTCGGACGCCGCTACGGCTCAAGCGGAGGCGACCGCCAAGTGGTCCGCAACGCGGCGAGACGCAGCCGACGCCGTAGCGATGGCGACCGATGCGGCCAACGGAGAAGAGATCGCCATCCGCAAGGCGACCCAGGCGGTCAACGAGGGCGCCGCCGCGGCGCGGGCGCTGGCTGTCGCCAAGGTCCAAGAGGCCAAGGCGGCACGCGATGCAGCCGGTGCAGGCTCCGATCGGTCGCGGGTCAACACCGCCGAGGCTGAGCTCAAGGCGCTCGACAAGTCGATCGAGGCCGTCCAGCTCTCCCAAGAGTTTGCCGTCCGCTCCGAGTACGCCAAACAGCGGGCAGCGAAGGAGACAGCAGAGGCGCAACTGCAAGCCGCCAACGCGGCGGGGAAGCGCGCCGCGTCAGAAGCCGCACTCGCCGAGGCCGAGCGCATCGTCCTCGATCAGAATGCGGCCTACCTCACCTCGATCCGCTCTCTCGAGGAGGCGGCCCGCAGCGCCAACGAGGCGCAGCTCACCGGGGCGGACGCCATTGAGGCCGCCATCGCGCGCCAGATCGAGAAGGTGAACGAGCTGGCGGCGGCCCAAGTCGAGCGCAGCGCGGGGCAGGCCGGGCAGATCGCGAACATCGAAGCGGAGCAGGCCGCAGCCATCACGGCGATCCGCGCCAAGGGCCAGGCGGACATCGACGCCATCTACGAGGCCTCGGCCGA